CAAGAACAATTTATTATGGGGAAGTTGTATCTATTGATGATAAAACAGATGGTGGTGCTATCAAAGTTAAAATAAAAGATTTCGATAGTAAAATTGCACTAATAGATGATATTCCTTGGGCATACCCATTATTAGCCAAATACATTCATATTATCCCTCAAGTAGGTGAAATGGTTTGGGTTTTAATCGATGATATTAAATATCCCCAAAGAAGTAGACGTTGGATGGGCAGTATTATATCCCAACCACATAAAATTGGTTTTGATTCAAGTATAACTGCATTATCCACCACCAATTTAGGATTAACAGCACCAGAAAAAGCACCATCAACTTATCCTGATGCTAAAGGTGTTTTTCCAACAAATAAAGATATCGCAATTGTTGGTAGATTAAATACCGATATTATTCTATCCCCAAACAGCATTAATATTAGAACAGGTAAACATGAAAATGATGATATCCTTAAATTAAATAAAAAAAATCCTGCCCAAATTAGTCTTAATTTTGAACAAAATACTAATAGTGATGGCAATTATGAAAGTAATACTATTATTTCGGCAGATAAAATCGCTCTGATTTCACACACTGGCGAACCAAAATTTAAAGCCGCTAATTTAACTGGTGATGATAGAAAAAATATATTTGAAAATGCCCATCCTATCGCCAGAGGTGATGTTTTAATTGAAGCATTAAAAATATTTAGGGAGGCGTTAATAACCCATATACACGGTTATTCTAATTTACCCGTTGACAAAACAGCAATAATCAAAAGTTTGGAGGAAATTAATTTCGAACAAATTCTTCAAAAAAATATTGTGGTGAATTAAAAAAATAAAAATAACATCATTATAATAAAAATTATTATTAAAATGATGTTATTTTGTTTTATAAGTGTTTGATTATAAGTTAAGTATACATCTCCAAGGTTGGACTTCTACAACTATCGTACTTAATTCATCAGCACCATAATCATTTTCACCCCAATCAATTGAAAGAACCATACATTGTTCAAGGAAAAATTTTGCAACTTCTACACCTGTTGGGTCTAACTCCTTGAGTAATATGTTTTTAGCGTAGCCAGCCTTATATCCTTGGCGGCCAGTAAGGGATTCAGAGTGTAGCCTCATCCATTCTGCTAATTGTTGGGATGTTGAAGGGCCTATTGGATCTAAAAATGTAATAGACATACTATTCCATTCATATCTTCCAATAACATAATTTTTTTCATTCATATATGGAATTTCCACAGAATTTTGTTTAAATGTAGGTCTTTTAAATTTTTGTACTTTCCAACTTTCGATTCCTAATTCATCTGCAAATTCTGCAACAAATCTGTTTTGTCTCTTAGGTTCGTAAGTAAATGGAATTCCACGTAACATGTCAGCCATTATATTTGTGTTTTATATATTAATTATCTTTTTATTTTTTATAAATACTATTAATAATGAAAAATGTTTATTTGTTTACTAAAATTCAAGTTCTTTGATAAAAAATTATTAATCTAATTATTAAAATAAATTATCTTTCATTTTTTAATAAATACTATAAAATAAATATTAAAATTTTACATTTTATTTTAAAAATATTATCAAAAACTATTAAATTCTAATAAAATTTGTTTACTTTTGTAAAAAAATAAGTATTTATATTATATTTAAAATTATGGATAAATTATTAACAATAAAGGAAGTGTCTAATATTATTAATGTTTCACAAAGTACATTAAGGTTATGGGATAAAAAACAGATTAATTTAATACCAATTAAAACACTTGGTAAACATAGAAGATATAGACAAAGTGATATTGAAAGATTTATGAGCACATATAATAATGTTGAATTTAATAAATGTTGTGTTGAAGAAATAAAAAGAATATGGGATTTTTTGGGAGGATCTATGAATGTTATTAGATTCGAAACATATTGTCCTAAATGTAATCATTATATTGGTTTAACCCAAACAAATGAAATTGAAGCCAATAAATTATTAAAAAAATATAATCTATTATAATATATGTCAAGAAAATTAACAACAGAAAATATTGTTGAAAAAGCTAAATTAATTCATGGAGATAAATATGATTTATCAAAAATAAATTATGTTAATAGTAATACTAAAATAAAAATCGTTTGTTATAAACATGGCGAATTTGAAATTTTTCCGTATGATTTTATTAAAGGTCATGGTTGTGCTAAATGTGGTTTTGAAAATAATACTATTAGAAACACATCAACAAACGAAGAATTTATTAAGAAAGCTAATATCGTTCATCAAAATAAATATGATTATAGTAAGGTAAATTATATTAATAGTAAATTTAAAATAATTATAATTTGTAAAGATCATGGACAATTCTTAGAAAGAGCAAATCGTCATCTAACAGGAGATGGTTGTCCAACATGTGGTGGTAAATATCGTATATCTCAAGAAGAATTTATTGAACAAGCAAAACTGATACATAATAATAAATATGATTATTCGAAAGTTAATTTTGTTAATAAAAAAACTAAAGTAGATATTATTTGTTTAGATCACGGTATTTTTAAACAAACACCTGAAAATCATTTAAAGGGGTGTAAATGTCATGTATGTAATAAAGAAATCAGAAGAAAAAAAGATGATATTTTTTATATCACAAAAAAATGTGAAAATTGTGGAATTGAATTTGTTTCAAAAAAGAAAGAAAATTTAAAATATTGTTCATATAAATGTACAGGTGAAGGAAGAACAAAAAATTCTAAAGAAAAAAGAATTTGTAAAATATGTGGTAAAGAATTTGAAGAAAGAATTAAATATCCTAGAAAATTTTGCTCTAAAGATTGTAGAAATAAATGGGAATCATTACCAGAATCTATTGAATATAAAACTAAAAAAACAAAAGAAGCCGTTTTGAAAAAATATGGTGTAGATTCGGTAATGAAATTAAAAGAAGTGAGAGAAAAAATAAATAAAAGTATAACACCAGAAATAATCGAATTACAAAAAGAAGGATTAAAAAAGGCAGTTTTAATTCAAAAAGAAAAAAGAAACAATAAAATCCAAAAAAGATTTAATGAGTTGGGGTATGAAATTATTGATTTTAAAGAAGATGGTAATATTGTTGTAAAACATCCAAATGGCCATATTTTTGAAAATAGAAGAAAATTATTAGTAGGAAGATTAAACCATAATGTTGAATTATCAACAAAATTATTACCAGTTTCTTCATCAAGTTCAACTTTCGAATTAAAAATTTGTGATTATTTAGATCAATTAAATATTAAATATAAAAAAAATGATAGAAAAATCCTTAAAGGTTATGAAATTGATGTGCTTTTAGAAAATTATAAATTGGGAATTGAACATAATGGATTATATTGGCATTCTAATCAACTTAGACCTGATGATTATCATATAAATAAATTAAATGCATCATTAGAACAAAATTACTATTTATTTCAATTTTTTGAAGATGAAGCAATTAATTATTTTGATGTAATAAAATCTATGATAAGTAATAAATTAGGAATTTTTGATAAAAAAATTAATGTTGATAATTGTTATGTTAATGAAATTTTAAATGATAATTTAATTAAAGAATTTTTAGAAAATAATCATATTAAAGGTTATTTTAAAACAAAAGTTAATTTGGGATTATATTATAATGATGAATTAGTATCTATTATGTCATTTAAAAAAATAAAAAATGGGTATGAAATAATAAGATTTTGTAATAAAATTCATTCACAAATAATAAATAGTGAAGTAAAATTATTTGATTATTTTAAAAATAAATTTAGTTTTGATAAAGTAATTACATTTATTGATAGAAGATATTCAAATAGCGAAATTTTTGAAAATATAAATTTTAAAAATATATTAATAACCAAGCCTAATTTTTGGTATGTTAATGATAAGAGAAGAATAACTCCAAATAAATTTAAAGATGATGATTATATTATAAAAAAAAGAACTGGTTTTATTCTTCCAAAAGAACAAATGTTTAAAATTTATGATTGTGGGGAAATTAAATATGTATATACAAAAAAAGCTACTAATTAATAGTAGCTTTTTTAAAATAAATTGAATATTTATTAAGCTCCAACATCAGCAAAAGATGCACCTGAAGGTGTAATTGTAAAAGTAAGGAAAATTCCTTCAAGAGATTTTGTTGGTTTAAGAAAAAATTCTCCATACAATTCGTTCCGATCCCTAGTCTCACTAGTATTGTTGCTTTCATCCATTTTAATTTTGAATTCATACAAACCTCTCTCTCTTTTGATGCTGTCCAAAATCGGTGTAGCCTTCTGTAGAAACTGATCAATAGTAGCCTGATCATTTTGTTCGAATAATAATCTAACTGCGATATTAGAAATAAGAACTTTAACTTGAAGTAATAATCTACGAACATTGATTCTATCTAATGCGCTTTCTCTAACCTGTAAAGTTTTTTGCCCAAATATAGCAGTTCCTGTATCAGCAAAATCTGCGATAGGATTAATTCTTCCTTTATAAAGGACATCACGGGCATCTAAAGAAAGTTTATATTTGGATTTAATAAAGTTAGTAACACCCCTATTTAAACCAGCAGCAGCCCACCAAGGAGCTTTAACTTTATCTGTAAATGCCATAGCAGCTACAACTTCCCCTGTTGGTGGAATATAAATATTAACATTATTTTGTGTATCTCTTAATTGACCATAAGGGAAATAAGTACAAGCGTAACTACTATCGATTTCTGCGTTATCAAGTAAATCAGCAATATCTTGAGCAGCTAAAACATCTGCTTTACCACCATCACCAATTGTAATTGCAACATTAACATCTGGAGAATCTATGATATATAAACTATCAGTTCGTTGGGTTTCTATCATTTCAATAGCTTCTCTAACCAAAATATTTTGATCTGACCAGTTAATACCAGGGGTTGCAAATAAGTTAATTGTAACTTCTTCTGGATTAGAGAAAGTATTGATAGCAGTTTCCCATGCTTGGAAGTCATTACTTGGAGTAGCATTAGGTACAACACCATCATAAATTCCATTGGCACGATATAAATCACCATAAGAACGACTAGCACCATTAATACCTCTATTAACATCCCATCCATCAAAACCGCCAGCAGGAACAAAGGTAAATTTCCTTGTAATAGTTTCATAATAAGGATTTTCGGGATCTAATATATCTTCAACAGTTTGGAATTGTCCAGCACCGACTTCAAATTGGAAACCATTATATGTTCCAGTAGCACCGGAATCCATATGAAATCCTTTACCATTAACAAAACCGTCTTGTCCAATAAAATTAAACATATTTTGGTTAAATCCTGTTCCTACAACACCAGTTCCATCATAACCATTTTCAGAAATACCTAGATATACTTTTCTAATTTTTTCGTCATCATTATAACTTGTTTTATAGAAAATTTTAGGTATAACACCAGCTTGTCCAGAAGTTGTTGAAGTTGCAGAAATTGCATAATCGTTAAATGAATAACCTTCAAAACCAGCAGGGAAAACATCTAATGGAATATCTGTTGACATTTCCAACATAACATATTTACTTTGAAGACTATATTCACCATCAGAAGTACCAATACGTTGTGCAATATAATTAGTAGTTCCGTTAATTAAAGAACATTTACTAAATGTTTCTAAAATTCTAGGATTATCATCAGTATCATAAAAATTACGAATAACAACATCGAATTCTAAAGAAATTGGATTAATATTAACGATACTAATTTTAATTTCTTGATTAGCGGCATCACCATCAGAAATACTAATAAATTTGAAAAGTTTATTAACACTATTACCCTTTAATTGAGATACAACCCAAGGAGTTTCAGGTGTTTTAAATTGTGTTTTATAATCAGTAAAATTACTTGAATTACAATCTATTAATGTAGTATTAACTGCGAACCCATAACCATCACCATCTAATTTTTTAATTAGATCAGGATATATTGATTGTACCCAAATTTTATTTGATTTATCTTTTGGTTCAAAACCAATAACATTAGGTAAGAAACTACTTGAATTTGGATTTAATGATACAACATATGTCTCTGTACTAGCTGTACTTGAAGCAATTAATGTAAATTGACCAAATAAATCACCAACACCAATATTTGTAGTATTACCACTAATAGTTAAACTTGTAGTATTAAAAATTGTTGTAGGTGAGGCATTAACATTATCTTGAACCCTACCTCTACTTCTAATAACTGCAAGAACCATATTTTCATATTCTGAATATGAAGAACCAGTAATTAATGTAACATTATCATCTACAGTACCAGTACCGTTTGGATTAACCGTTGTTGCTGTAAATGAATGTAAATACCCATTAAATTCTGTTGCACTTACTTTTGTAAATCCACTAATATAAGTACCACTATCATCTACATTTAACATAGGAACACCCAAATAAATATTTTCACTGAACGTTACACCTGTATTAAGTGTTGAAGTAGTTGCACCTGTGGTTGATAAATCAACACCAGCGTCTAATGTTATTGCCCATGCTTTTCCGGCATCATATCCTGATAGTCCCAAAATCCTCGTGACATAGAGTTGATTAGATTCATCAAGATATGCGTTAGCAACATAAGGTAATTGATATTGTAAATTTCCGTTAGATAATTTTTTAGTGCTTTGAGCACCAAATCTATCAAGGAATTGTGTTTTGTCTTGGATAAATATTGGTTCAAATGCTGGGCCTTTTAAAGTCTCCCCCACAAGTCCCAAATTAGTAATACCTATAGATCTCTGGATAAAACTTAAATCTTTTTCTTTGAACTTTACTCCTGGAGACGTAAATACGAATTCTGCCATTTTATTTTTTATTTATTTATTAAAATTATTTTTATTTTTACTTTTTAATAAATACTAAAAAATAACCCAAAAGCAATTTTAATTCAATTAAATCAAAGGGTTAAAATTTTAATCTTTTCATTATATTTTAGTAAATTTATCTTTTTTTATAATAAATTCTTCTATTTTTTGATTTTTTTGATTTAAATTTTCTTATTTTTGAGGAAAAATAATTATAAAAAAAATATAATTATTTTTATTTTTTTAAAAAAAACTATTTATAAACATAAATTATAATATATTATATGAATCTTTCCCAAAGAATTAAAATAGATACTAATAATATTAGTGATAATCATTTAAAAGTTAAACTTGAACAAAATATCAATACTTTAGAGTTTTTAACTATGAATATTGATTTGAAAGAAGTTTATCAAAATTTTAATGCTGATTATGGTGTTTTAGTTGGTAGAGTTATTGCTAATGGAGGTATTGGAATACCAAATGCTAAAATAGGTGTCTTTATTCCATTATCTGATGATGATATTAATGATGATCAAATAGCAAATATTTATCCTTATAAAACCCCAAAAGATAAAAATAAAGAAGGTAAACGTTATAATTTATTACCAAGAGTAGGTAAAATTAATCCCACAACAGGAGTTTCTTCACCAAAACAACCATTTGGTTCGTTTCCAACTAAAGAAGAAATATTGGTTAATGAAAATCAATTAAATATTTATAAAAAATATTATAAATATACGACAGTTACAAATAATTCTGGGGATTATATGATATTTGGTGTACCAGTAGGTAATCAAACAATTCATTTAAGTGTTGATATTACAGATATTGGGGATTATAGTATGACACCTGCTGCAATGGTTACAAATTTAGGATATTCTGCCAATTTATTTACAGATAATAATAGTAAAATTAAATCAAGTACAGATTTAAATGATTTACCACATATTGAAACTCAAGAAATTAATGTTGATATAATTCCTTTTTGGGGTGATAGTGAAAATTTTGAAATAGGTATAACACAACAAAATTTTAGGATTAGATCTGTATTAAATAATGTATTTTATATATTTGGAAGTGTTTTTACTGATGGTGATGGTTCTATGTGGGGTGCTGATTTTGGTGGTGGAACACTGATTCGTCAAATGTTTAGAGCAGTTGATGATGCAAATAAAACAGTTGGAATTTATTCGAAAAGAATTGGTAAAATAACAGAAAAAATATATTATTATCCGAATACCGTTACTGATGATGAAATAGATTCTGATGCAATTGATCCAAGAAAAAAAATGTTGGTATTAGATCCATCAGAATATTCAATTTATAAAAGAGATGGTGATTTTGTTTTTATTATAAATTGTAATAGGGGTCGAGTAATTACTGATGATTTTGGTAATCAAATGCCCGTAGATGATAATTCAACATCAGGAATTTTTACAAAATTTAGGGGATTTATGACATTAGAAATAACTCCAGAAGATATTCCAATGGATTTTAGTGGTAGAATAGGTGATCCAGATAGTTATGTAACACCAATTAGATATAAACTTAAATTTCCTCAATTTGCAACTAATTATCAGACATTTAGTAAAAATGAAAATTTACCATATACACAAAATTGGAGAAAACAACATTATACTTTTGAAGCAGGAAAATTTTATAGTTTAGCTAAATTTCATGGAACTACTTCAAATAATGATAATGATGATTATGAACAAACAAATGTTAATCCACAAACAAATAATAATGCTTTTTTAGGTAGAACATTTATTAATCGTATGGATCAATATGATCCGTTTTGGAATGTTGGTGTTATTGTTACAAGTAGTTATGGTAGTTATAATAATGATGATTATCAATTTCCTTATAATAATACTGATAGTAATGGAAATAATGTGTTTGTTGCTAATTGGTTAAATTTAGCAGTATATTTACCTCAAGTAGGTTATTTGAGAAAAGAATATAGTCAGGTTTATTATGTTCGTACTACAGATAATTTTCATATTCAAACAGCTAATAGTAATGCTGAGACCGCTAATAATTATTATCCAAATGATAATATACAAGAAATTGCTGCTGGAGAACTTAATACTAAATGGTTTGCAAGATCTGATTTACATTGGACTGATTTTATTGAAGTACCCATAACTGATATTAAGGCTATGAAAAGTGTTACTTATAAAGGATTTAAGGACAATATTGTTGGATTGAGTTTAAATGGCAGTTATCGTAATGGACAGAGAATACCAACTAATAATAGTTGGCCATCAGCAATTCCGATTGCAGGTGATTATAGTAATACTTATTATTTTTACAAAGGTTGGGGTGAGGCAAATTGTATTGATTTCTTATTTAATTTGGGTATTGTAAATTAAAAAACCCCTATAAATGGGGTTTAAATTATTAAACAAGAAAAAACTTACCTGATATATTTATATGTAGCATCTTTTGGTATAGTATTAACAATACCATTTTTAAATTTAAGTGTTAAATTATTATTATCAATATAAATTACTTCATAAGTTGTATTTTCATCAATAGTAATTACTTTATTTATATATGTAAAATTGTGATTATAACTATTTTTACCATCAATAGGACATTTAAAATCGGTAAAATTCATAGTATCTGCTTGATAAAAATTTACATTAGGAGTAGTAAAGGTGTAAATTTTTAAATCGTCATCACAATCATAATATACTTCTCCGTTAACTAACGTAATTGATTCAAAAGTCCAATTACCAACTAAACTATATTCTGGAGTAACAACAACATCATCCGATTTTTCACAAGCAGAAAAACTCATAAGAGATAAGGTAAAAATTACCATTGATAAATAAATTAAT